CGGACCTGTGGGCTGTCTTGCCAAGCTCACAGATGATCTCAGTCTCAATCGCGTTGCACTTTTGTGCTTCTTGAGTGAGGATGGGACCAAGTTTGTAGAAGATGGGCACTTCATCAGCGGTTGCTCCGACAGGCTTTGCTGCCAATATGGCAGACAGAGTCGGTCGGTGGACCACCGTGACGTACGGTTTCGGACCTTCCTTGGCAAAGGTTTGGTCCGCTTCCGTAAGGTTGTCAACCGGAGTACCTTTCAGGCTTAACCACCTGTTATAGGCATTCTCCGGCGGCTTCCTCACTAGGAACAATTTCTCAACGAATACCAATCCGTTTAGCAAGCTCGTGCACCCCGTTGGGGAGCGCGCACTTGAGAACGTTTTGTGTTCATTGAGTTTGAGTCCTAGGCCGTCTATGGTTTTAAAGTAGACACGTTCGTGTCTCCTTGTCCACGCTGCTGCGAAGTCGTCTCCGCATGAGACATACGGTTCCCTGTAACTACTCCGGTACTTAGGATACTCCGATCGAACTCGTTTGATCGCCTGAGCACCGGCGAAGTGGTTGAGGATTGACAAGATGGGCCACGTAAGTGGTAAGCCCATGAGGATCCCTCGTTTGGAAACAAACGCGAGTTCCTTATTCTCCTTTCCTCCATCCCATGACATAGGCCCTAAGAGGCTTCTGCCAATGGTGTGGTAGAGAGGTGGAATCGAGTCACCTAGTGCTTCGACGATCCCATCCCACACGACTAGGGCGATGTCGTGTGGAATGTAGTCGGACGCTGCACTAAGGTCTGCGCTGGTGAGGACGAAGTCCTCCTCATGCACATAGTCCTCAGCCCCCTTCTGCACTCCGTGGGGAACGTTACTTTCCCCCAGTAGTGAGTAGTTGTGGACTCGAGATTTCTTTAGAAGGCGCAATAGCATTCCATTGATCCTTTGACCAAGGACCACCGACATTGCCGGTGACATGGATGCTATCCTGATTTTCTGCCCCCTTTCGGGTATGAGTACAGGACGCATAGGAAGAGGCTGGTTGGTCACTGCCCACTCCTTGTATTCCTGTTCTGCTAGCTCACGAGCAATGAGCGGTAGAATTCCAGCGCGCACACTTGTCGGTGCGGATGTCGGCACCAGACGTTCGTCTGGGTCGTCTTCGGGTCGGTGACGATAGAACTCCGTAGCTAGTGTCGGTAGGACGAGGCCTCTCTCTTCCAATTTCGTGTTGGAGAGGAAGGCATCGTCCTCGACTGGCAGCTCCGGAGGCCTATGGCCCCTGACCCGACCGCACTTCTCCGAGAAGTATGCGTATGCGCCTCCTTTAGATCTCGACACTTCCAGACAAGCAGAAGTGTTTAGCTTCACAGGTGCGAGGCTGCCATCGTCCCACTCATAATGAGTGTGATAATCGCGGCCCATCCTGCCGGTTTGCAGGTCGAATTCAACATCCTGTTGTTCGGCCTGCTGGCCTTTGGGATGGCGG